CGTTAATGGTCACGGCTCAAATCACGGACACGGACTATTATAACAAGTTAGTCGAAGCGGGTCAAGTAGGCTTTTCAATCGAAGGATTTTTAGGTCTTAAATTAAGCAACCAAATAAAAACAAATAATATGTTACCTGATGGCACACACACGCTCGAAGACGGTACGGTTATCGTTATCAAAGACGGTATTATCGTAGAAGTTCAAGAGCCAATGGTCGAGGAACAAGTAATGGAAGTTGAAGCGTCTACTGAAGTAGAGATGGCAGACACGACTGAAGTAACCGAAGAAACCGTAAAGGAAGAAGAGGTTGTTGAAGTTGAAGCAGCTATTGACCCAGCAGCAGACACCGACGCTATTTTGGCAATCGTTAGCCCGTACATCGAGCAACGCATTTCCGAACTATTGCAAGTGATCGCAGACCTAAAGAATGAACTAACTGAAACGGAAGAAGCTGCACCCGTTGAAGAAATCAAAATGACAGCAGCGCAAAAGTTTAACCAAGTAATTGACTTCTTAAAAAAATAAAGATGGCTAAAAAGTACAAATTCGATTTGACAGTTGACGCAAGCGCGTTGCTTCAAGCAAACCCAAGTGAGTATTATTCACTTCTTTACGGAATGGAAAACGCAGTAACTAACTACCGAGTACTTCCGGGTATTAAAAACAAAACTAAAGTTGCAACGGTTGTATTTGACAAGGTACTCGCTGAGGCAGGTTGCGACTTTAACGCTCAAAATGCAGAGGTTAGCGCAGTTGAAGTAGACGTATGTGCGTTGACTTCTCAAGCGTCAGTTTGTCAGTACGACTTGGAGCAGTCTTGGTTGGCTCTTGAGATGGCTAAAGGTTCAAACTCTGATTTTTCAGTAGCTTCTTTTATGAACTTCTTTTGGGGTCAGATGGCGAAGAAAGGACACCAAGAATTGGCGTTATTGATGTGGCAAGGTAACACGTTAAGCGAAAACGTACAACTTGCTTTGTGTGACGGTTGGTTGAAGCGTTTGTGTACAACGGGTAACTACATTAACGGAACAGTTCCAGTAGGTGGATTTACTTCTTCAAACATTCTTACAAACGGTTTTGCTCAAGCACTTGGTTTGGCTACACCTGAGATGTTGGTTAACCCTGCAAACATGCAGTTTAAAGTATCTGCTGACGTTGCTGCTTATTACCGTATCGCTACGGCTTCACAAAACAACGTAACAAACGTTACTGAAGGTTTGGCTTTGACTTACTTGGATATTCCAGTTGTTGTTGAGTACGGACTTCCTGCTAACTCAATCATTCTTTCTGACTACACTAACTTCATTTACGCTTTGGACATGGAAGGTGACGTTGACAACTTGCAAATCGTTGACTTCTCTAAAACTACTTTGGACCGTCGTATCGGAGCGCGTGCTGACTTCAAAGCAGGTTTCTATACTGTGAATGACACGCAGATTGTTTGGGTAGGTGGTGACGCTTACTGCGACTAATCAATTTATTTAGATAGTAGGGGGTCTAAACCGCCCCCTTTTTTTTAACCTTAAATACTAAATAAAATGGCTTGTACAACAATAGAAACAATTTTAAAGGGTTGCGACAACAATATCGGAGGTATTACTTCAATTTATATTAACGACATGGATAACATGACGGGAACTATTACTGAGTCTAACTGGATAATTTCTTCTTTCGGTACACTTGCAGACCCTTTCATTCCTTTCGAGTTCAGACGTAACACGGGAATGTTTACGGAAGAGGCGGCAATCGACCTTGTAAACGGTTCGTCTTTCATTACGCAGACAGTAACTTTGATTTTCCATCGTCGTGAGGCAGCTAAGTCTAAAGCAATCAAAATCCTTGGCGAAGGTCAACGCGACCTTGCACTTGTAGTTGGTGACGCAAACGGGAAGTATTGGTATTTTCCTTATGCTCAATTAACTGCGGTTGCTGAAGGTTCAGGAACGGCTAAGGCTGACGGGTCTAAGTATTCAATTACGTTTGTAGCTGAAAACGAAAACCTCGCATTTGAAGTAGCAGCGAGTGAGATTAATAACATTATTTAATAGGATTAACACAACACTAAAAACTAAGGGGGGTTCGCACTCCCCTTTTTTATTTAACCAACTTTTTCAAAACCTACTTATTAAAGTAGTATGATATACATCGAACAAAATCAAAACAATACAATAGCCTTAACGCTTACCGAAAGTGCGACAATTACCGCGCCGACTTGGTTGTTTAAATTCGTGTGGGAGATGGACCAAACACTTGCACCTATTTATTGGGTGGGTGTTGACTTTTCGCAGTACGTTGATCGTTACAATCTTTTCTTTTTGGAAGAAGGCGTAGACGTGACTTTTCGCATTGGTCAGTACCGCTATTGGGTTTATGAAAGTCCAGTGCCAATTATAGTTGACCCAAACACGAATGACAATGGTTTAACTTTAGTAGAAGAGGGTCGTATGGTGGTCGAAGGTGTATCAAATTCAATTTATGAATAATGGGTTTATTTGGAAAGTTTAAAAAAGACGAAAGTTTAAAAGTAGTCGACACGGGTTACCAATCATTTAGTACACCGTTCTTAAAAGTGCCTGAAGGTAACTTGTCATTGCCACGTATAGACGTACGCTACACTACACAGGGTTATGTTCGTTTTGGGTTTGACAATTTGTTTCCGCAGTACATGAATCAGATGTACTTTATGAGTCCGTTACATGGGTCTATTGTAGACTTTAAGACTAACGCGGCTATTGGTGGAGGTTATTCTTTCGACGAAACGAAGTTAACCGACATGGAGAAGGTTGTTTTGTACTCATTCGGTAAGAAAATCGGACTCAAAGGAACTATTAAGGCAATCACTAAAGACATTATTCTTCATGATCGTTGCTATTTTCACGTTGAGTTGAAAGGTGGTAAGGTGTTTAACGTGTACCGGGTAGCCCCTGAGAAGGTTAGAATTAACCAAACGAAAACCGTTTACGCAGTTAACGAAGATTGGGAGTATGGATTACAGATTAAGACTTATTTACCTTACCACCCCGAGCATAAAGACGGCTGTTATTTATTAGCTTATGAAGGTCAAAGTGTAGGTCAAGACTTTTACCCACTTCCGCAGTACACAAGTGCGTTAAACTTTGCTTTTTTAAGTGGTGAACTTAGCTACTTGCAGAAGTCGAACATACAAAATAGTATTTTCCCGTCGTTTGCTATGATGTTTCCAAAGAAACCGCAAGGACCTGAAGAAATGCAGTTGATTAAAGACACGGTTAACAAGTTGAAAGGCGCGGAAAACGCAGGAAAAGCGGTTGCCTTCTTCGCCAATAACAAAGAGTCCCTTCCTAATTTAGTAAACGTACCTACAAACTCAAACGACGAATTGTTCAAGGGGGTTTCTGAATTAAATACCGAGCAGATTTGCTTTGCACATACGATTGATCCAATACTTTTAGGGGTTAGAACTACGGGTTCTTTGGGTAGCGGTTCGGACATTAAACAAGCCTACGTTATTTTCGAGAAAAACACGATTATTCCTTTGCGCGAAACCGTTGCCGATGTGTTTAACCAACTTCTTAAAGTCGTAGGTATTAATACACACATTGAAATTACTAACTACCAAATCGTAAACGAAACAATCACAGCCGTTGAGGATGAAGGTAGCCAAGTAACTAACGCACTCAACGCAATGAGTCCACTCGTAGCGACAAAAGTACTTGAGTCAATGACAATAAACGAAATTAGAGCGATGGCAGCACTCGCGCCCGTACCTGACGGGGACGTTGTTAAGTCTCAAATTGGTCAACAAACACCGCCTGAATTATGATTTATTTCGTAACTGAAAACTACTTAAAAGTAAACACACCCATAACTGCTAATGTTGACGTTACGGACGTTTTCCCGTACGTTAAACCTGCAAGTGATATGCGAGTTCAAGCGATACTTGGTTCGTATTTCTACGCTTATTTATTGGGGGCTTACAATGCTCAGACTTTGAACAACGACGAAGAAACACTTGTTGAGAAAATACAACCCGTTGTAGCGTGGAGGGCAGCCGAACAAGCAGCCTTCGGACTTACTTACCAACTTAAAAATAAAGGTATTCAAACGCAGTTCGGTGACTACTCAAACAACGTTAGCCAAAATG